AATGGGAACATATCTTTAATTGTTGTTTCATCTACATCAGGGTTATTCTTTGCATACTCTTCCATTTTCTTTAACTGTGAATCATTGTAATTCTCAACAATAGCAGTCATCTCAGGATCAAATAAGTCTGGAGATGATATGATTACAGAATATTCTATCGGTACACCCAATTCTTTTTGTAATATGTTTTGATTTATCTTAATTGTTTGATTAGCTTTTTTCTTTTGATCATCAGTAGCATTATCATCTTTTAAGATATCTCTTGCTTCAAATATTGCTGTCTGTGCGTTTCTAATAATATCTGCTTCCACCTCTGCAGTTTTTCTACCATCAGCTCCTTCTTTTAAATTTTTAATTTCCTGTGCTTTTAGATCATACTCTGATGCAAGGGCCGTGCCAAATATATCATCTCTTCTGTTAATTATATCTTGTTGTCTTTTTAAATTCGCTGCTTGAAATGTTTGAAAAGGTTCTTTAGCTGCTGTTGCAGCTGTAGCTAGTAAACCACCTTGTGGTGGTGTTGATAATAGATTTAAACCAAACTGTGTTAAGAAACCTGGAAATGCACTTGGTGCAAACGCTGGTGTTTCACCTCTAAACTTATCCATGTCCGTCATAAATCTCTCTGTGGTTTTCATGGCTCTGTCGTATGGATCAGTTCCTTGACTGTATTGTTTTCTTGGTTGATCTAAACCAGACGTGATACCGGTTCCTGCTGCACCACCCATTCTAAACATCGGTCTTTTTAATACTCTGTTCATGTTAAACTTTACTACTTAAATTAAAAAAATCTGGGTTTCCTGATTTTATTCCACCATAAATACCTGCAAGTGTTGTACCGACACCTAATGCAGTCTGTAATGGTGTAGGGTTAGGTATGTTTGTTGTCTGTGTTTGACCAGGATAACCACCCATGATCCCTGTTACTTGTGCAGCGTATCTATCTAATTGTTCCTGTGGTAGGAATGTAGCCTGTCTTGCTGCCTCTCTTTGTGCATCAAGGTTAGCTTGAGCCTGCGCCTGGTTCAGTGCGCCCAACTGACCTAAACGTGCGATATCTGTTCCCTGTAATGCTTGTGTTTGTGCTCCGAGTTGTGCCTGTTGACCTGCTAATCCAGATTGGAAAGCACCTAAACCTTGTGTTGCCTGCGCTAAACCAAATCTATTTGCTATGTCTTGTTGTCTAGCTCCTTGTGCTTGTTGAAACGCTTGTTGTCTTAACCCTGCGTCCAACAATGCTCTTTCTCTCGCTGCCCCTGTGCCAAACTCTGCGAGTTGCACTCCCGCTCGACCACTGCCGAGCGCACCCAAAGCTGCCTGTTGATCTCTTATACTTTGTTCTTGTATTGCTTTGTTACGATCAAACTCTGCTAATGATGCATCAATAACCTGTTGTTGAAAAGGGGACATGAATTGAGATACGTCCTGTTGAAAAGCCTGTGCACCTGTTCCAACTCCTGCTAATTGTCCAAGAGCCGCGGTTCCTAATCCACTAGCAAGTTGTGCTTGCTGTCCTGCCGTCTGTAAAAACGGTTCAAAAGATCCTAAACCTGATACTGCTCTTTGTTGTGCCTGTTGTTGTAATGCATCTTGCTGCGCTACCTGTGGTGCAAGTCCTGATAGATTCTGTTGTCTAGTTGTAAATGCTTGAGCCGCACTTTGTCTAGCTGCAAAATCAGCAGCAGACTCACCAGGTTGTTGTGAGATACCAGCGATACCAGTTGATACTACAGGTATACCAGATTGTGTTACTACCTGTTTTGCTAGATCTTGACCTAGATCTTGTACGAATTGTGCGGGTATATTTTGTACTTGTTGAACAGCCATTATAATACTTCCTCTAGTCTTTGTGATGTTTGAAACATTCTTCTTGCGCCATCCATGCCTTGCGATTCTTCAGATACGTCACCTCCGGCCTCGAGGTTTTTCATCATGTTATACATGACTTCTGCGCCTTTGTCTATATCTCCATCACCAGCGTTTCTTACAGCATCAGCCGTAAATACAAATTCATTCTTGGATAGTCTGGCTGGTACATCGTCAGCTTTCTCCATTCTACCCATGTCCACAAAACCGCCTGTCTCTCTGTAATCTTTTTCTTTACCATCCATATCTATCAGTGGCATAGTCT